GCAGGCCAAGCAAGAACAACATCGGCAAGATTAACCTGTTCCCGGTCGGCGTGGATACGGCCAAGGAGCTGATCTATTCGCGCCTCAAGATCATGGACGAGGGTGAGGGATACTGCCACTTCCCGGCTGGTCGGTCGGAAGAATATTTCCGCATGTTGACAGCCGAAAAGAAGGTCACGAAATACTTTAAGGGCAGGCCGCGCCGCGAATGGGTCAAGATCAGGACGCGGAACGAGGCTCTTGACTGTCGGGTCTACGCAACGGCGGCACTGGGTATCCTTAACCTAAACCTTGAGGCCGTTTACAAACAGGCACAAAATCGGGTATCATCCGATCTTGATACACCTGCGCCTCGGCGCCCCGCTCTGCCGAGAAGAAACAGCTTCGTTCACGGGTATAAATAATGGCAAATCTCTTTGATGCTGCAAATGCCCGCGAAGGTGAGCCGTTAGAGGTCGTCGTCGGGGACTTCATCCAGTGGAAGCGTAGCGACCTAGTGGATGATTACCCGCCATCTGAATACACGGCAACCTATGTTGCTCGCATCACTGGCGGTGGCGCAAACGAGATCATCCTTACCGGCACGGATGGTGGTGATTACTATCTGTTCACGGTAACGAGCGCCGAGTCTGCCAATTTCTCCCCCGGCCTTTACCACTGGCAGCTTGAGATTGCTCAGACTTCTACCGGCAACCGCATCGTCGTGGATATTGGCGACTTTACCGCCCTTCCCGACATGGACAACAATCAAGCCGATCCGCGCATCCACGCGGAGATCATGATCGACAAAATTGAGTCGATCCTTGAGGGCAAGGCTGACGCCGACGTGAGTAGCTACAGCATTGCCGGGCGCTCGATCACCAAGATGACGTTCGAAGAGTTGATGGCCGCGCGCGACCGCTACCGCGCTGAGTTGGTCAAGCATGAGAACCGCGAGTTGCTGAAGCGCGGGAAGTCGAACGGCTCCACGATCAAGGTTAGGTTTCGCTGATGGGCATTCTGGACTTTTTCACTAAGCCCAAGAAGGCGAAGGGCATTCAGCGGCGCAACTATGCAGCCGCTGCGCGCAATCGCCTGATGGCTGACTTCATCGGCAGCAATCGCAGCGCCGACAGCGAAATCCGCTGGTCACTGAACGAACTGCGCAACCGTTCGCGCGATCTGGAGCGCAACAACGAATACTTCCGCCGCTACCTACAGCTCTTGCAGACCAATGTGGTCGGCAACAACGGCTTCAACCTGCAAGTCAGCGCGGTGAACCCCGACGGCTCGCCGGACAGCCCTGGCGGTCAGATGATTGAGGACGCTTGGCGCGAGTTTAGCCGCCGTGGCGGACCGACCGTTGACGGCAAGATGAGCCTGATTGACCTTGAGACACACGTCATCCGCGCGCTGAAGCGTGACGGCGAGGTCTTCATGCGGATCGTCAAGAACCGCACGTTCCGTCACGGCATCGCTTTGCAGATCATCGAGCCGGAGCGGGTCGATGAGGAGATGAACGAGCGCTATCGCAACGGCAACGATGTGCGGATGGGCGTCGAACTTGACGAGTTCCGGCGGCCTGTGGCTTACCACGTCCTGCTGAACCATCCTGGTGACTACGACTATACGACGCTAGCCAAAGGCACAAAGCGCGCTCGTATTCCCGCATCTGAAATCATGCACGTCTTCGTGCAGGAGCGCGCAGGTCAGACGCGCGGCGTGCCTGCGGCATCGGCGGCTATCGTGTCTTTGAAGATGCTGCATGGCTACCGCGAGGCTGAGTTGGTTGCGGCGCGCACCGCAGCGGCCAAGATGGGCTTTTTCATCAGCCCGGCTGGTGATGACTTCATGGCTGATGGCTATGAAGGCGAGGGTGGCACTGGCGCCCCGATCTACGATGCTGAAGCAGGCACTTTCCACCAGTTGCCCGCTGGTGTGGACTTCAAGCCGTTTGATCCCTCGCACCCGACCAGCGCTTACGCTGACTTTGAGAAGGCTGTCTTGCGCGGCATCTCGGGCGGCTTGGGTGTGAGCTATTCGTCGCTGGCGAACGATCTGGAAGGCACCAGCTATTCGTCCATCCGGCAGGGCGCGCTGGAAGAGCGTGACTTCTACCGCACGCTCCAGACCTTTATGATCGAACACTTCCTCGATCCGCTTTACCGGGTCTGGCTGGATCACGTCATCGACCAAGGGCTGACACCGATTGTTGGCATGGGTAAGTATGAGAAGTTCAGCCGCAACTTCACGTTCCGCCCGCGCGGCTTCCAGTGGGTTGACCCGCTGAAGGAGATCAACGCGGCGGTCGTCGGCTTGCAGAACGGCATCTTGAGCCACAGCGACATCGCGGCCAACTACGGGCGTGACGCTGAAGAGACCTTTGCGCAAATTCAGCGCGACAAGGAGATGGCGGGTCGTTACGGCCTCGACATGGCGTATGAGCCGTTCGGCGATAAGCTGCCTGTGCCTGCGCAGATAGATGGGGACGATGATGTCGTATAAACCCACACAGGGAATGGTCGAAGAAGCAGAGCGCGCGCTTGAGTGGCGGCGTGAGTTCGGGCGTGGTGGAACTGAGGTTGGCATTGCCCGTGCGCGCGACATCGTGAACGGCAAGAACCTGTCCGAAGACACCGTGAAGCGGATGCACTCGTTTTTCTCTCGTCACGCCGAGAACGAAAAGGCGGAGGGCTTTCGCCCCGGCGAGAAGGGCTATCCGAGCAATGGCAGAATTGCGCACGGATTATGGGGTGGGGATGCGGGGCGATCATGGGCCGCAAACATAGTTGAACGGCTGGATGATGAGCGCTCTATGCAGGACGATACAAAATCTGGTATGATCGACAGCGAAAGTGAGGATCAGGCTATGACTGATGAGGTGCGAGCAGAGCCGGACGAACTCAGCGTGGGCGACTACGTTGAATGGGACAGCTCTGGCGGTGAGGCATACGGGCGGGTCGAGCGCATTGAGCGAGACGGCCAGATCGACGTGCCTGACAGTGAATTTGTCATCAACGGCGACCCGGAAGACCCGGCTGCGCTGATTGAGGTTTACCGCGAAAGCGAAGACGGCTGGGCGGCTTCTGGCGTCATGGTCGGTCATCGCTTCAGCGAACTGCGCAAGGTCGCAGAGCGCGGATACAAGGACAAAGACCGCTTCAGCCGCGAAGACATGCAGACCCGCGCGATGACCGCAGCGGCCAAGGTGGTTGACGAGGAGCGCCGCACGGTGCGCATCGCCATCTCCAGCGAAGAGCCCGTTGAGCGTTCTTTCGGCGCAGAAATTCTTGACCACAGCGAAGGCAGCATCGACCTGCAATTCGCGCGCTCTGGTCGGATGCCTCTGCTGCTAGACCATGACCCGCGCCAGCAGATCGGCGTGGTCGAAGATGTAGAGATTGACTCTGCTACCCGTCGTCTGCGGGGAACGGTGCGCTTTGGAAAGGGCGCACTTGCGAGTGAAATCTACAATGATGTTGTTGACGACATTCGCGGCAACATCAGCGTTGGCTACTCAGTCAACAAAATGGACAAGGAAGGCAAGGATCGCTACCGGGTCTCTTCTTGGACACCAATGGAAGTATCTGTTGTTTCGATCCCTGCTGACAGGACAGTCGGCGTTGGTCGCAGCGCAGAGGACGACCTTCAAACCCTACCTGCAACTCCCACTAAGGAGAAGACCATGACTGAGAATACTCAGATCGACATGGAAGCGGTGAAGGCCGAAGCTGCCCGCGCCGCCGCCAAAGACACTGCCGAAATCTACCGTTTGGCAGCCAAGCACAACAAGCGCGAGCTTGCTGACGAAGCCGTCCACAAGGGCGTTTCGCTGGCAGAGTTCCGTGGCCAGTTGCTCGACGTGATCGGCAACAAGCCACTGGACGACAGCGCAATCGGCCTCAGCCAGAAAGAAGTTCGTAACTTCTCGCTGATGCGGGCGATCCGTGCGATGGCAAACCCCACCGACCGCAAGGCTCAGGAAGCCGCTGCCTTCGAATTTGAAGCAGCCGCAGAAGCAGCCAAGCGTGACGGCATTGAGGCACAGGGTCTCTACATCCCCGCCGACATCCGTCGTTCGTGGGCAAAGCGTGACGTGAACACCTCCGATGACTCGGCCATCATCGCGGAAGACTTCCGTGGCGGTGACTTCATCGACGTGCTGCGCAACGCTTCGTCCGTCATGCAGGCCGGTGCAACCATGCTGACGGGCCTCGTCGGTGATGTCAAAATCCCGAAGAAGACCGCAGCTTCGACCGCAGCTTGGATTTCGTCTGAAGGCGGCGCTGCCGCTGAGTCGGAGCCGACCTTCGGCCAGGTCACGATGTCGCCCAAGACGCTCGGCGCCTTCACCGACATCACCCGCCTGATGATGTTGCAGTCTTCGCTCGACATCGAAGCCCTGATCCGCAACGACCTCTCGGTCGGTCTGGCTCTGGCGATCGACAACGGCGCTCTGCAAGGCTCGGGCTCCAACGGTCAGCCTCGCGGCATCAAGAACACGGTTGGCATCAATGCCCCGACCGCGTTCGCAGCCGCAACTCCGACCTTCGCCGAAGTTGTGGCGATGGAAACGGCAGTGGCCGAAGACAACGCTCTCA